GAGGCATTCTCAATGGCATGATTCCGCTTTTCACCAATGGTCATGCGCCCTTCAATAGGAATGTACTTAATAGCCATTTCAGGAACTTGAAGTTGAAAGTCCATAATTTTCTCCCCCGCCATGTGCGGCGTCTTTTCATTATCCTCAATAACAATCCATTCCATTTTTGCCCGAGGATAATCCGTCGCTAATAAGTTATGAAATGCAATTGCAATCAGATCCTTACGATTGTAGGTGGGTGTTACGATGGTAATAGGAGGACAATCCTGAATATCAAGTGGCGGTGGACAATGATATACACCCTTTGCTGGTTTACGTTCCTCTACTTTTGCATGGATCTGTTGAAGAAGTGGTTTAACTACATCACACAAGGCAGGAAACCGACGAAATGCATCATAGTGCCGAACTGCACGCACCGAATCCATATCACATGCATGAAACTGTGCAAAGGCCTCCTCTAACTCCTGACGAATTGCAGAACTGGGTGATGCCATGGCATACCGCACTTTATCCGATTGCTGATAGGTATTACTTAGCCATGCAATGCCCGCATTGTTTGTAAAGATAGATTCAAACGTGGGCAATTTATTCATAATGACAAAGGCTCCTAACACTTCCGCATGTGCCGCAGCATATCCAAAGGCTTCTCCTTGACTGCAGATCAAAAGCCCCGCATAGGATGTCATTGCTTGTTTTTGTTGGATTTCATTCAAATCCTGCGAAATGATCGTGATATTAGATGGAAGTGATAATTTTTTTAGTTCCTCTGCAAAATCAGGGCGATTTGTATACACAGTAAGAAAAGGATCAGACGATAACCAGTAAGGTAGAATCTTACGAATGTATTCATATTTATTTGATGAGCCACCTAGAAAGCATCCAAATTTCTTTTTATCTGAAGCACGAATGGTTGAATCTAGTTGCCAGGAGTCGCACCAAGGCAATGCATGCATAAAATCACGAGTATCCTCGGTAATTATACCTTTTGCCAAAAAATCAGTCCGAAACTGGTCAAGAGAAAAGCTATCCCGAAACAAAAGCGCATCAAAGGAGTGTACGTAGGCATCATATGCATAGGACCATTGTTCCGGATTTACAAGCATAATATTGGTGTATGCAAATGGAACCGCAGAGAATACAGGAATCTCCAAATGAATCAGAATATCTGAATGCATAAGCGGCTCCCGCATGTCCACTAGCTTTGGTTTCAAAATAGGCTGTCCCATGATATCTTTCAAGTGCTTAATGATACGATCAATGACTGTAATATCATCTTGTAAACCATAGTTATTATTCTTATTGTAAATAATCGTAACAGATAACGGAGCCATGTACTATATAAAACAAATTATCTTTTAAGTAGTAGGGGTCAAAATGACTGCAAAGGAGGTCAGAGATCTAGGATACATTGCATGGGATGATCCATGGGCATGGATGGAGTCTATGAAGGGAAAACGATGGGAAAATTTAATAAAAAAGGAAAAACATAATTTCAATACCTTAGCCAAACAGCCTTTTGTGGAGAAACTAACTACCAAAATGGAAAAAGAAATACGAGGTGCCCATCAATACTTGATGTTGGAATGTTTTAAAATTGGATGTGGAACCATTGATATTTTTCTGCTTCCTTCCTCACGTTTTTTTTGGAAATGGGCATGGTTAAAGAAGGGAACACCCGCATATGACATAGATGTACAGGGAAATATTGTCTGGTATGTGACCACAAGTGAGGATAAGAAGTATAAAAATCAGCTTATTTGCGAGGATTCCACGGGAAAAAGAATTTGGACCAAGACGGCTGTATCTTCTCAAATTGCTATTATTCACAATTTGTGTTATTTCATCAAAGTGGTAGAATATTTTAGAACGATTGAATTATGTGTATGTGATGCGCAAACAGGTGGCAATGAGCGTGTGTTATACCGAGAGCAAGATAAGGAGCGTGATTTAATTTTGTCCAAGGCTGCAAATAAAACACTTTATTTAAGATCAGAAGATCCATCTAATAGCAAATTATTTCGTGTACAGGGTATGAACATCATACAAATTTATAAACATTCCATTCTTCAAATGCCATTGGGTGAAAGTATTTATGGCAGTGATTGTGTATTGACCAGAGATTCCAGAGAGGATGAATGGACACAACATGGTAAGCCAGTAGAAAATTGGATCTTACCAAAAGAGGATATTCAATGGATTAATTTACAATCAGGTCATGTTCTAACAATAGATGAAGGTGCACAAACCATTTGGTATTGTTCTGAACGAATTAAGCCTCGTGTGCTCTATAAAATAAAAGTGGGCAGTATTGATCCTAATGTGTGGGCTAAATGGGAGAATGCACTGATGCAAACATTTATTGTTAAGTGCCCTGCAGAACCACCCTACATGATTCATATTATTAACAATAAAATAATGCGTAATGAGCATATTCCAAAAATAGAGAAACCCATGACATTTGCACCACTTGATGTTCGGCGTTATCACGTGTCCTCAAAAGATGGAACCAAAGTACCCTACATTGTGGTAAAAGAGAAGGGAACAACATCAAAAGCGCAGCTTCTCTATGTGTATGGGGCGTATGGATCTACTACACCGATTAGTTGGCCCTATCAAAACTGGTATCCGCTTCTGACACGTAGATGGGCGATTGTATTTGCACTTGTAAGAGGAGGTGGCGATTTGGATGCAGCATGGGCAGAAGCGGCACGAAGGGAGAATCGTCACGTATCCATAGATGATTTTGAAGCAGTTATTAAGGATTCACAGAAGAAAAATAGATTACAGCCAGAGGAAACGGTTATTTATGGGAGATCTGCAGGTGGTGTACCTGTAGGCGCAATTGTGTCTCGTTTTCCAGATGGTCAACTGGTTGGTGCAGCATTTACAGAAGTTCCCTATGTAGATGTACTACGAACTAGTTCTAACCCAGATTTGCCCTTAACAATAGGAGAGTATAAAGAATTTGGAAATCCAAAGGAGAAAATCCTAAATTTTAAGGAGCTATTAGCTGTTTCTCCCATTAATACATTGCCATCTGATGGCGCACCAGGTGTATTTGTAATAACACGGGTTGGACTTTTAGACAAGCAGGTGTATGCATATGAATCCTTTAAGTGGGTACAGAAGTTGAGAGGTGCAACAACACCCGAGCAGAGTGATTTGTCCGATCCAAAAGGAAAGTATGTGACATTTGAGAGAAATGAGGCGCATGTGTATAGTGCGGAGCATTTTCCACGGTTTCGTGCTATTGATTTGGCAATTTTGGAGGCATGGGTATCTGACAAGCTCCGAATGTAAGAGATACGGCAGACAATAGATCTTGGCCATATTGAAAAGACTACGGAGTCTTGCGTAAAAATAATCTTATGTCTAAGTATAAGTTAAGATGTCAGGAAAAGCCGCAAACATGCCATCAGCATCTGCAGCCCCAGCTGCCCCAGCCCAAGCGGGAGGACGTCGTCGCTCCCGCCGTGCCTCGATGGGAGGCCGTCGCCGCTCTCGGCGCAATGTCTCCATGGGAGGACGTCGTCGTTCTCGGCGTGCCGCTTCCATGGGAGGCCGCCGCAAGAGCCGCCGTGGAGGAAGCCGCCGCAAGAGCCGACGCAACAATGTTTCCATGGGAGGCAAGCGTCGGCGCCACCGCAAGAGCCGCAAGACTCACCGCCGCTCCCGTCGTCACCATTAAATGATTTAAGTGAATTGAATTAAACACTTATCTTCTTTATTGGTGTCTAACTTCTTCTTTGATTTGGCTTGATGGGTAGAACCAGGTAGCCAATGTTGTATATATATTTCTCTATGTAGCTCATGACCTCCATAGAGTTTTATAGCATCCCGATGCTTTGCTGTACCATAACCCTTTGAACTGCTCAGATTATATCGTTCATCACATTCCGGATGCAACTCACAATAGGTTTGGATCCAGCGATCATGTTCTACTTTGGCAAGGATAGAACTGGCTGCAATGGCCATGTATTGATTGTCTCCTTCCACGATGACTTCTTGTTCGCCTGACCACTTATCCAAAGGCAGAGTCCCATCCACGAGTAAGCGACAGGTTTCCACATGTTCCACTTGAATACCATAAATGGCACGTCGAAATGCTTCACGATTCGCCCATTGGATCCCATTCAAATTTATCTCATCCGCACCAACGATACCAACAGCAAAGTATGGAAGTAATTCTTTAATTTGTTCATATAATTTATCACGTTTTTTAGGACTAATCTTCTTGGAATCTCGTAATTGTACCATTAATTCTCGCTGCTCATCAGTCCATTCGGATTCAGGGGGAATAATCGTTGCACCCGCCACAATGGGTCCCCAGAAAGATCCTCGCCCGGCCTCATCTACCCCAATTTCTATCATGGAATCATCTTTGAAGCGAGATTGAAGAGACATTTGTTTATATTGCTTTTATCTATATTAAACACACGAATACATCAAATTTTATGGAATCCATTAAAGTTTGTTGTATTAAGTAGAGATGATTATTAAGGTATCATTATTTTGCCTGGTTTTACTATTAATTGCAGTAATTGCAGGATCATATTATGTGAATAGTGAAGGATTTGATACTATATCTGGTTCTGGAACGGGTTCACCTGCAGCAAGTTGTCCTACAGGATGTGTAGTTGGATCTCCAAGTACAGTTGTAGCGGGTTCTGCTGGAATGACTCCTAGTGCAATCGCTTCTAGTACAATCGCTCCTGCATCAGGATTAGGAGCTGTACCTGGACCTGCTCCTTATTCTTCCAACTCCGTTCCGCCGATGGATCCATCTACTGGTTTGCCGCAAGGTATGGGGCAAGATATGCTATCAACACAAGTTGGATTAACGGATACAGGATATGCAGCGATGAGTTTGCAACAGAGATCTAATTTGCTAAATAGTATTCAACAAGTTGTTAAAAATGAATTATTGGCCAATCGTGCTACAGAACCCATTTCATCAGATAATTCCTCACCATCTATGACACTATCTACCGCACAAGGATATGAATATGATGCCGCTAATGATGATTCTTCACAAAATAATTGTAATTCATGTGGAGCGTCCTGTGGATCTCAGAACAATTGTAGTTCATGTGGCGATTCATGTGATGCGTCTGATAGTGGGTCTCACAGTGGGTCACATGGTGCGTCACACAGTGGATCTCAAGGTGGATCTCAACGTGCATCTCAACGTGCATCTCAACGTGCATCTCATAAAAACCATACGCATAGCAAAATGCCAGATATGTCGCAGTACATCCGAAAGGATTCAATTCCTTGTGCTGGTTGTACATTAGATTACTAATTCTTTCCGGATCATAATTAGATATGATTTGTGGAATTCTATGTATGCTTGGCGTGTTGATCATTGTTATGATGATGACACATTATATGAAATTTTCTGAAGGATTTGCTACTACAACGACACCTGTTACAACTACTACAACTACTGGACCCGCAGGGCCAGCAGGGCCAGCAGGACCAGTAGGACCAGTAGGACCAGTAGGACCAGCAGGGCCATTGGGACCAATGGGACCTGTAGGCCCAGTAGGACCATTAGGGCCAATGGGACCTATAGGATTAACAGGAAAAGAAGGACCAGTAGGACCATTAGGACCGATAGGATTAACAGGAAAAGACGGAGCTATTGGACCGATAGGATTAACAGGAAAAGATGGTCCAGTAGGACCTGCTGGGCCTGCGGGAAAGGAAGGACCTGTCGGCCCCGCTGGACCTACAGGAAAGGAGGGATCGGTAGGGCCAGCAGGACCGGCTGGAAGTTCAGGTAAAGAAGGACCTGTTGGCCCAATAGGTCCTGCAGGAAAGGACGGAAAAGATGGAGTAGCAGGACCACCTGGACCACCTGGACCCGCAGGACCACCAGGACCACCAGGACCACCAGGACCATCTATGGTACCCTCTTTAATGTCAAATGAAGCCTCTTCTATTGCGAACAGTGCAGCACCTGTAAATGCATCTACCATGATATTACCATCCTCTGCCGATCTATCACGAGCAACCACAGTAGATGCTGGATCTCAAAATGCACCTTATGGATCATTAATGGCTGATATTCAGAACACAATTCATAATACAATTCGTAATGAACTTCAATACAGTTCATATGATGACTAAAGAACATAGTATGATATCTATAAAATACATTGATCATATAATATCCGATATTATATCATGAATAGAGTAGTATGATAGCGTTCTTCATATTGCTGTTTGTTTTAATTGTCATTTATACATTTATGACAACCAATAATGCAACAAATGTAAAAGAAGGATTTGATCCAGTAAATACTGAACCGTCACATACGGTACAAATCCCAGTAAATAAAATACCTGCTGTGACTCCGGCCCTAACAAGCGATGAAGTGTCGCCCCATACACTACCAGGCCAACTTCCTGTTGCACCTTATCAACAAATTGCAGCCATGAGCCCTTTGCCCTATCAGGACACCACCTTGATCAAGGCAAATCGTCAGCAACTAGTTGATTTACTAGAGATGTTAAAGGGATTCTTGGCGTTTGAAGCACAGGAGATTTCAGAACGATCGGATCCATCTATCCAATTACCATTGGCTACCGCACGTAGTGATTTTAGTTCTATCCAATCCGAAGTGGAAGTGCTAAATCGTAATCCAGGTATTCAGCCCACCATGACTTTATCACACTTAAATGAAGTCTATTCTAATTTGGCTTATTTGCAACAACAAGTACGATTACTGGGAGCATCTGGGGCCATACAAGGACCGATTTATGAGTTTACCAAACCAATAGAGGGATTTCAGACAGCGGGTATGCCACAAATAGGCAAAACAAATTCTATTGGATTAGCTCCAACGATTGTAACTCCATCACCATATAATCAAATTCCACAATTGGGATCAGGTCATGTAGCAGTTCCTCTGGGACAATCTAATGGTCCTACTGCACAACACACTGGACCCAATCAACCAGCTTCCACACAGGATTTAAAAAACTTTGTTAGCAGAATCCAAGGTGAAATCATACGCTTATCTGCCAGTGGAACAAATGATCCTGTGATGACCTCTCGTGTAGCGGCCCTAACAAAAATGAAAGTGGACGTACAAACAATTTTGGATCAACTCAAAGCGGGCACCATGATGGAAGTAGAAATTCCGATTAAGAAATCGGACATTGACAAAGCATTGCCTGTGTTAGGTAATCCAAGTGAACCTCTTCCACAACTAATTACAACGCTGGGGCTACCGATGGGTCTAGCAAATGTACTTCCTTCTAACATGCAAAAAGATCCGAATACTACCAGACAAATTAATTCCTTGATAGACAAGTATGCGGATAAGATTGTAAATGGTCTAAGTGCTTCATTTGCAGTAAGTTATACATCGCCGAATGAAATGGAGTCAAAACGCTCAATAAATTCTACAATAGATAAAACAGGTTTCCCATCCATGATGGATCTGAATCAATTGACGGGCGCTGCCCCTTGTCCAACAAAGAATGCGAAGGCTCGGTCTAGAAGTAGCTTATCACATGGTGGACAACATTCACAGAGTCATTCACAGAGTCATTCAATGCAATCTAACAGCATAACGGATCCTTTGGCGGGTACACCAGCAGATGCGGGCCGAGGTCCTGCGCATTTTGATTGGAAACAACGAGCCAAAGAGATTGAAAGCCAAGTGTCAAAACGTGGACTAAACCCGACAGATTTTGGTATTATGCAAAAGAATAGTAAGGTTTCGGATGACTTTTCCTGGAAGGGTTATGCACGAATGATATGCACACGGCTACAGGCGACGATGGATCCGAGTCTGCCTGAAACATGTGGTTGCCCTCCGATGGACTGGAAGGGTTGGAGGGGGACGCAAGCCTTATAGCCCGCTTTGCGGGCCAAACCCTAGCCCCCTGGTTAGGCATAGTTTTTACGTAATTTTATATAGTTTAATAGAAAGTATAACATTATAAATGGTGAGGGGGTCAGGGTTTAGCCCGCAAAGCGGGCCATAACGCTTGTGTCCCCCTTTTTAAAAAGTGCATGTAAAGTAAAAGATGTCCGAGGAATACATCGTAGAATCCGAAATTATTATTCGTGCAGTAGACAAGCCCTTTCAGGAACGTCAAGTATTAGGTATTTTCCCATCTGCTGAGATTGCCTATCAGTTTGTAGAAAAATACATCCAGGACACCAAAGACCTCCATACGTATTTTTCACGATCTATTGTTTGCTCCAAAGAAGAATATGAAGAGAATATTCAAATGGGTAAATTAATTGCGATTAACATTGTTCTCGGTCAATTTGAGGATATGATTTACATCAGAAGATCATCCTAAATTGCCATTTTGATGTTGCTCTTTCATGACTTGGAATTAAAAAGTAGGTTACGAACAGAAGGATGACTTCCGTGATTCATCTGTTGGGAATATTTATTATAGGAATCGCCATTGGATTGGTTTTCTCCAGAATGTTCAAAAAAGAAGGATTTCAAGATGCAGGATATGATGCAGACTCAGACGTAAGACGCCATCCGGCATGTCCCGAATGCAAACAGCCAAACATGAGTAATTATGTGTTAAAAAGCTCCATTCCTCCCTGCCCCGCTGTGCCCGATTTAAGCAATTACATTTTGAAGAGCGAGTGCCCACCCGTGCCTGATCTAAGCAACTATGTGCTCAAATCTTCCATTCCGAAGCAGAATCCTGTCATTTTGGATTGTTCCAAGTGCCAAAAGCCAAAGGGAGAATGCCCACCATGCCCTCGCCCTCGTTGCCCTGAAGTGAAGTGTCCTGAGCCAACAAAATGCCCTGCATGTGCACCGTGTCCACGTGCAACTTGCCCTCCGGCTGTTGTAAAATGTAAGGCAGAAGAACCAGATGATTCATGGTCTGAGTCGCTCATTCGCCCCTACATGGCGCCTCTCAGTTACCGAGGATTTGGTACGGATTAATTACAACTACTACGCAATTATTATATCATATAATGTACTGTATATGATGTGCTAATATAATAGGAATGGACACACGATTTTGGGGTCCATCAGGGTGGAAACTCCTCCACTTGATATGCGAGGACTATCGGTATTCTGCAGAGAATGCCGTCCGATATGCAGAATTCTTTGAAACAATTCCCTACATCCTACCGTGTAAATTCTGCCGAGCCTCTTTAACGGATTATTATCGCCTACACCCCTATCAATTGGCTAATTCTCATATGAGCCCAACCCTGGATCTCTCCAAATGGATATACACGGTACATAACTGTGTCAATGATAAACTCCGAAAACAAGGATTTTGTAAAAAGAGGAATCCTCCTTTTTCGGAAGTGAAGCGCTATTACATCGCCTTGAACAGGTGTGAATGGGATAAACAATTACTTCTCTTCTGGGATTTTCTCTTTGCGGTAGGATATCATCATCCAAAGGAAAAGGTATTTTATGCCAAACCGATGCCAAATTGCCCTACAGAAGTCTATCAATGCAAAGATCATTGTGAAAAGAACAAATGGAACGTACTTCCTTCTAAAGAACGAATGAAGTGGTTTACACGGTTCTGGTTTCTCCTTCCGGCCGTTTTACCACAAAAGATCGCAGAAAAGTGGAAGAAAATGGAATACCCGCCCACACTACACACTCGTAGTAAGACCATGGACTGGTTATGGAGAATGCGGTGTGGATTAGATGCCGACTTCCGTGATCCATATACGTCTATTTGTAAAAAGGTAGCAATGTATTCCAGTGATTGCGGTCATTCCAATAAGTCCATCACATGTAGAAGAAAAAAGACACCAATGCGCAAGACAAAGAAGAGAAATAGATATTCCCAGAGAAAGTAGGGGAATGGACAATCTCTATCAATCCATCGCCATTTATTTTACCGTCATTATTTTCGGTGCGATGATTACATTATTTACATTTGAAACATGGCAGTCCATTATCATTGTAGTACTAATCATGATTATGGTCAGCTACTTGGTTATTTTATCAACGGATCAGCTGACATCCATGACGTATAGCAAGGAGATTGAAGGGTTTGTATCCGAAACAGACGCAACATCTTCCAAATATGATTGGTTAGGAAACGAGGATCTCTTTGACGATTTCTACGCATCCGTATTTACAAAGTTGACGCAGAACGAGAATCTAATTCAAGCGGAAACCGCCATTTGTTTAGAGGAGTTTGCAACAAAGACACCGAAGGATCAAATGGTTATCTTGGATGCAGGATGCGGTATTGGAATTGGTACATGTGCCTTTGCAAATCAAGGAGCGGGACACACGGTGGGCATTGATCGTAGTGATGCAATGATACGATATGCAAAGGGAACCACTTTACCAGGGACAACCTTATCAGACACAAAGAAACAAGATGTGGAATTTAGGGCATTTGATTTGAATGGTCCAGGGGCGGCAGCCGCCGCTGAATTTACGGATGCCTGTCTCCTGTATTTTACCATCTACTATTTTAAGGATCTGGAGACACTTTTCCGAAATCTCGCATTATGGGTGAAGCCAGGAGGTAGCTTAGCGATTGAAGTGGTAAACAAGTACAAGTTTGATCCCGTTCTAGATACGGCCAATCCATGGGTAGGAGTATCACCGCAGCGATATGCAAAGGAACGTATTACTAAATCCAATGTGGTATTTGACAAGTTTGATTATGAAGCGGTGTTTGAGCTAGATGATCCGAGGGCGGAATTCAGGGAAACGTTTCGGTTCAAGGATGGATCGGTAAGACGACAGAGGCATCAACTGAGCATGCCGAGCATAGCGGATATTATTAAAAAGGCACAGAACAGTGGATGGACATATACAAAGTATGTGGATTTAATGCCACTGTCATTTCAATATGGATATTTACTATTTTTTAGCAGAAATGCGGAATAGTGATACAGAATAGTGATACAGAATAATGCATATGTATTCTACAAGATATAGGTATCATATGAATTTAATGTTTTCGTTTAGTGCGACGTGTATGTGCTTTACAGCGTCGTGTTTGACGTTTGCGGCGACCACCTTGACGAGGAAGTATGGCAGGCTGAAAAGCATTTCCAAATCGTGCTTTAACCATGAAAATGATTCCTCCAAATTGTTTTTGACTCCATTTTTTTCCGTTTGGATCTGTTGGTGCTATCTCTAGACCTTGATTTTCATTAATATAGACAAATGAACCAGTTGTCGGATCTTTTTTAATAAGAGAATGATGAATATGTGTACCCATATTTACATCAAGAACAAATATGGTTGGATTATTTGGAAATAAACTACTTTTTCGTACCATAAATGTATTTGGCTGATTGGCAAGAAGTGCATCTGCTTGAGCACGTGATACATTTCTAAAATGAGGCCAGCTTTCAATAGCACCTTGTGGGTCTCTTGGCAATATACCATGTGTGGGATGATCAGCAAATGGATTTCTTAAAGCAGCTGGTAATGCAGCGCTACCTGGCTCCGCATTTACTATTTTGTAATTTGATAATGTTGTATTGCGTTTTGCAGCAGAGCTAATTGTATTTGCAATAGTACGTGGTATACCTGCATTCATAAGTTCTTTTACTGTTGCAGTAGAGAGTTCATCCACGGTATTTGCACCCATTTCCTTTAAATGTTCTCTGTACGCATTTGCCCCCTTACTGCGGAGCCATGTTCTAAAAGGTTCCTCTCCAGGTTCTGCCATCTATTATAAATGCAGATTATTGTCTACCGCCATAACGACGTTTACGTGTACCATTTTCTAATATTGGTAAATTCTTCATTTGCAGTGGTGGTTGTAATTTGCTATAGCCAACACGATTTGGCAATTTGTTTGGTACTGGTAATTGATTTAGTTGTACTGGCGATGGTGCACGACTATAACCCTTGCGATTTGGTAAAGTAGTGTTTATATGTAAATCATTATTTTTAGGAATAGATTTAAATGAAGGAAGTGTAATTATACGACGTACTGGCTGGCCGCCATGACGACGTTTTCGTGTTTTTCCTCCTTGTACTGTAGGTGATATAGTTGGTTGTGGTGCAGCAGGTGGATGTGCATCCAATTCACCAAATTGCAATCGCCGCATAGCAGGTCGTCTAATAAATACAGGTGGAGCAAGTGGAAGCCCATTAGGACCTAATGGTTCACGAATCTGATTGTTTGGTACAACTTGCGCAGGATTATTTACGTTATTTAGTTCACCATTCGGCAAATTACCACCATGAATACCGTATTGCCTTTTAGTGTGATTATTTCGTTTATGTGTACTTCGTTTATATGTACTTCGTTTATGTATACTTCGTTTACGCATTCTATTTTCTATAAAGAAATTAACTAGAAAATAGAATGATATTACTATATTTATCGGCGATGACGACGGGTATGCTTTCGTTTGTGGTGGCGTTTTTTGTGTGTTTTGCGACGGCGACGGCCACCAGCTTGTTCCGCTACAAGTGCATCTAAATCAACCTGTAGGAGTTTTTTCTTATCTTCATTTGTTTCATTTTCTATGTTGTTCTTTAATTTTTGAATTTTATTGGCAGCAGAAGGGGGTTTTACATTTGCATTTGCTTTAACCTGATTTGCTTCAACCTGATTTGCATTTTTCAATGCTTCATTAGCAATAGCGGCTTGCTGTTCTGCTTCTTCAATAGCCCCAGTCACCGCAGTAGAATTACCATTTTGAGATTGTTGTATAGCCTTATTTGCAGCAGCAGTTGCATTTACAGCTGCCGTGTTTGCAGATGCAGCCTCTGTTTGTAGTTGTGAATTACTAGGGTTTGCATTAGCAATAATATTTGTAGCGGCTGCTGCTCCATTTGCCTGAACTGCAGCCTCAATTGCTGGCATTGCCTCCGCAGCAGCAGCTGGCATATTTACATGAACCTTTATTGCTTTACTTAAATTCGTATTTGTATTCTTAAGAACTTGGAAATTTGGCATTCTACTATCACCTCACATAATTTATACACATCGCTTAGTAGACCGTACCCTCCGTTTTTTACATAGCGACCTTCGTCTAACACGCAGTGAATGAATCGGAGAAAGACAAGGTAGTAGCTACAGATGATCGCCGACCGGGTATAGATGACTCAGGTACACATGTGTAGGGAAGAATGTGGCGTTGTAATTAGGTTCGTATTTATTATTTATTCCTATGTATCAGGATTTTATAGAAAAGAAATAAAACAAAATATAGTAGGTATGTCTAAACCCCATGTAAACGAGGTAACGCCTATCTTTGATGTCTTTCAAAAAGGTCTTATACGGGGGTCAGAACATCTTCCATTTGATCCAAGAAAGGCCTATGCCTACGTAGAACATCCCACAGAAGGATGGCGTGTCTATCTCAGATCATGTGTATTTCTTCATCCCATCAATGAGCCTTTTAATGAGCGGCATTTTCTCGTAGTAAAGCGAACAGGAGCGCATCTTACTACTGCGGCATGGGAGCCACCAAAGGGCCAAATGGAGGGCAAAGATATGACGAAAAAACCCATCCTGGAATTATTGAAGGAGAATGTGTTAAGGGAAACAGAGGAAGAATCGCATATTACCGAAGTAGAGCATCTAAAACACACAGGCCTCGTCTTTCAATCTCAAGAGTCGGATTTTCCTCAGAATCATTTCTTCCAATACCATTTATTCCAAGGCAACGTCACGGACGAACAAGTTCATAAATCTTTTGAAACATTTGCGTGGATCAAAGAACATCCGAAGGCATTCAAACGGTGGCGAAGAGACAGACGTGAAAAAGACGCAGTGGCCTGGTTTGATCCCAAAAAAACAAGATTGAACCCGAGATGGTGTCCAGATATTGCATTTTTGTATTTTAAGTACATGTCTTCCAAATAATTCATTAAATCGGTATTACCTTCTGAGAAAGTTGCCCAATAATCAACTGTGATTCTAATTTCTTTTTTCCCTCTGTTTTATAATCGTATTGACAGGAATGATCATTCAAATGTGTAATACAAAATTGTTTTTCACATTTGCATACATGTACCATTATTCCCAGTTTCTTTTTACATTGATTGCAGTTTGTTTTCTTTGAGGATAACATAGTACTTTCTGCGGCCATCTGATGTTTTTCTACAACAGCAACAGATCAAATTTAGAAAATGGCGCTTTAAAAAATCACATACATTAAATTTTCCGTGGTAACGATCCTTATTGTATTCTTTGATAGAGGACTGATAAATATGGCTTGTCCCTAGTGAAGCGGGTATATTCATGTCGCCAATTTCAATATCAAATGCGGTATTAAGCGATCGTTTACGATATTCCATGCTGTAATAGTATCATACAAATGCTTTATATAATTAAACTACCGATCTGCTTGGATAATATTTAGATAATTTACTAAAACAATATGCTGTTTGTAAAGGATATGCCATAATCACATCTGTACAAAAAATAGTATCATCCTTTGAATGATACTCAGGTAATTCATTAAATTTAATATTTTGCCATGCATCACGACTAACAGTAACATGACCATTTGTTAGCGGGCAATGCGAATAAGGATGTCGTAAAATAGTTGCTCCCCAAATATGATCTTTATCTAAATAATTAATATGGAAAATAAATTCATTAATTGTTTCAAATGGATTAGATGTCTCTAATTCATAATTATGCATTAAAATTTTTACATCATGTTTTGTAAAACAATCTTGAATTATTTCTAGTCGTTGTGGATGCATTTCATCATCTGCATCAAAGAATGTAATAATATCGGTTGTTATATGACTTGCTGCAATATTCCTATTTTGAGAAGCCATTTTTTTTTCTTCTGTCGTAATAATAGTAAAAGGAAAAGAATACATATCAGACCGATAGGGAATATCCTCAGGCAAGGAAGAGGAACAACTTACTACTACTTGATCGGGCTTACGTGTTTGTGCTTCAATAGAATTAAATAGACGCTTTAAATGAGGTATATGACCTTTGTATGCGCAAATAGCAATACCAATTGTTTTAGAACTCATATGCTATCTAAATGATAGATATATTTAAGTAGTATGGTCTTCTGGAATGCTTATTTAAATAAAATAGTAACAGATGTACAATTTGAATCGCATAAAATAGAAAAAATACATATTCATTCGCCAACAGGGCAGATAAGAGAGATTATTACATGCAGTGCTTCTCTAGAACAACGAATGGAACTGCGACAATATCTAAAGAAATATTTTGGAAATCAACCGCATACACCTGTGCTAGATATTCCAGAAACAAAACTCATAGAAGAAAATGATTATATGATGATAGTAAGAGAGCAACGGAAAATCATAGGATGTATTCGTTACCATTATATTGGTCAATTTGACAAGGAGCCCATCTATGTGGTGGATTGTTTCTGTATTCATCCGCAGTGGCGCAAAAAAGGCGTGGGGGATTATTTATTAACGGAATTGCATATATATTCTAACAAACACAATAAGCCGCATTGCGTCTTCTTAAAAGAAGGGCAGCGTTTATCTATTTTGCATTCTCCATTTTACACAGGAGTGTATGCCTATCGTGAGCTAACAACTTACATAGAATCACCCTATATACACCCCATTTCTATTGTTACTGCGTATCGTTTATTAAATCTTCATATGGAATTCAATCCACAATTATTTATCATACGAAATTCACTTCAAACAAATCAATACTGGAAATTATACAAGAAAGGAGTACATTCTATTATGATGTGTGTACAAGATACGTATCAGCGGGTAGGAAAAAAGAAGATTGGATGGATAACTGCGTGGATAGAAAGTCCGCTTATTGTGGATGATTTTCGTGAGGATGCCATTCTTGCAGTATCTAATATGTTATATCCGATGTTTGATTATGTATGGATAAATCAAAGATGGATAAATCAAAGATGGATAATAAAGGAACCATGGAAGATTGATGGAACATTTCATTGGTATTTGTATCAATGGACAACTAATTGTTCATTAGAACGGTCATATGTATTTCTACAATAATTAGGGTGCAAAGCCTGGAGCAGTTGGTTTTGTCCTTACTAGTTTTACAGCTGGTTTTACGACTGGTTTTACGACTGTTTCTACAGGATTAACCGCAGGATTAACCGCAGGATTAACCGCAGGTTTAGCTTCAGGATTAACCGCAGGCTTTACAGCAGTTTGTTTAAGAACCTCGCCCATTCCCTGAATATACGTGGATTCACAATTGCTATAATAATCAGTGAGCAATTGACGTGTGATATAATTAATGCGATCAATTTCAGGGATACCTTTTTTTATAACATTATCGCTTAATGAAATACGTGTTAGCTGGGTGCGTGGATCATATTGATAGTCAAATAATAATTTAAAAATCGCACCACACTTGGCCGAATGTTGCAATTGAATGGTAAATAATTGTTTGACATATTCATAGATTCTTCTTGCATCAGAAACAGGAATATTATCAGATTTACCTGCACATAATTCACTATCTCGCTTATTACTAATATCGGATAGTTTTGTGGTATCCTTAATAGCAGTTGTATAACCAAATCTAGTCGCCATTTTTGTCATAAATTCTTTATATTGGTCCAAAGAGGATCTGCCACTTGGTCCTACTTCTTTACCAATTTCTAATTTATTACCTGCGGCAATACTATCATAAAATAAATTGGACAATGCCGCCATTCCTGGACTAGTGTCAAGTGATTTTCCAGGTTCAGGAATACCGCTTCTTGAACTAGTTGTTTTGGTCCCTGTAGCAGTGACAACAGTAGTTTCTAAAAATTTAGCTTTGCAGATAGATGAAATACCAGGTTGATCCTTTAGTGGCTTTGCATTTAACAGCTGAAGTCCACGAGCAATACAATGTCCCAATGGTTTACGATACTTTAAATTATGAATGATAGCATGTATACGTAATTCATCTTGAACACCCGCTTCAGATGTACTGGTAGATGTTAGATTTCCAGATTGTTTAATACGTTCCTTTAAATATTTTAAAATCTCTGAAAATAATTCATTAAAATATTCTTCCACATTTTTTGTAATACCGTCTTTGAGTTGAACCATATAGCCCTGATTTGCAGTAGATACAATGGTAATCTCTTTTTGTGAAAGAACACTTGCTGGTAGTGCAACTGTTTCCGTTTTGCCATCCTTCTTCGTATAGCTTATGTTTCCAATATTAACAGTTGTATTAGCTGTTCCAAATCCTTTGCTTTTAGAAGAAATGTCTAAATAAAATAGAAAAGGTGAACCACTATAGGCCATGACAAAAATACCCTTTTGTGGCTCAGAACGTTTACGAAATCCCACAAGCCCTTCACTATCTCCACTGCCTCTATATTGTGTGTGATATGCATTATTTGGATCACCTGTATAGCGTAGATCAGTCAAATAATTTCGTAAGAATTCAAATGTATCTAATGGATCTTTAGGGTATGGGCCACCACCTGAAATGGTATATGTAGGACGCACTCCTCGTGGAACAAGTTTATCACTTGGTTGCTCTTTACCCATGGCTTCCATAAATCCACTTGCTTTTATGATTTCTATATCATCTACTAGTGTTAATGCAAGAGCACCATAAATCTGAAAAATACGTGTATAAAAATAAGACAGAATCAAACAGAGTGATTGCTGTTTTTTCTTGTTATCTTCGGAGGGTGCCCCCAAATCTTTAATAGTTTCAAATACAATGGTTCCTTTTTTATCAGTAGCAGGCATGACTTGAAGTTCATAGAAGCGTTTATACAGATGATTCGCTTGAAAGAGAACATATTTGCTGCATTCTGCTTCTGTTGACAAATTCATAAAGTCCTGTATTTTAACGTTATTCATCATGAATTCCAATATTTTATTCATAATAAGACGGGTAGAGGCGGTAGATTTAAATAATGCTTCATGTGTGATTTCTCCTGAGGTGGATTCACTATTACCCATTCTATCTCGTACACGTATTATAAAACGGTCTCCAAAAGTTCGCTATAAGATTCCAAGCGACGCAAGCATTTTTGAAGGGTTGCGAGGGAGATTTCACTAGCTTCTGCGATTTTGGATAAGGGAATGTTGAGAATATCACAGCGTTTGATCACAAAGGCAACACATCCTGCCGCCAAACTCGGAGGCATGTTTTCCTGAGAGAGCCCAGCTTCTTCTGATTTTTCGGCAATGCGTTTGCATAATGTATAGAGATGGTCCATTTGATTGCGATGAATGGGTAAGCGGCTCAGAGGTAGTTGAATGTATTCTACCGCTTTGGTACTAGCCTGGCTGGGTTTATTGGTGGTGGTTAAGTGTAAAACACCTTTCTGACGGGCCATTGCCATGACTTCCTGCATTTGTTTAAGTGCTTTGGTAAAGGTGGCGGAGGATAATCCAAAGATTTCAGCAATTTCTTTGGGTTTGCGAGGTGATCCAGATTGTTTCAAGCTAGTGTACAAACAAGCGGACAGGAGGGCATCTCGGCTGAGTCCTTGGCGACCTCCAATTTCTTGTAGTGTGGTATACAAATTTTTAGAGTCTTCAATAATGGATTGATTGATGCCTGAGTTCAGACCGATTAAGGAAAGGTGTTCACAGGTTTGCAAGAAGGAGCGTTCTTTGTAGGGAACCGTATTCCAGGAATGATATTTGCGAACACGATACATGGTTTTGGCCGTACCATAGCCGTTTAGAATGACGGTACCAAGCGAGGCTTCGGGAAGACGGGGATCTTGTGGTGCGCCGACACGGGTGGGATCACCGCCACGATCTTCTTGGGAGAAGTAGCGATACTCTGCCGTATTGTCAAAGGGACGAGCTACAATGTATCCGCACTCCTTACAGGTAAGTAGATCCGTAGAATAAAGACAATGCGTGTTAAAACAATGAGGACACGTGTCTAGATCTAAGGGGGCTTTGAAATCTTCTTGTTCCCAACTTTCAAAGGACTCTTTGATGGTTGGTTTGAGTTTAAAGAACGATTCCATTATTACTTGCCCTATCTAAAGTTAATATATTCAATCAAATTTGTACTTTTTTTTTAAAAAAAGTGCTTCGCACCAATTCACTTTTATATTATATTGTGAGTAACCTTGGTATTCAAAGAAAGATTTTTTTATACTTTTCTTAAAAGTTCAAAGCGCATTTTTTAAAGATTTTGGGCGCTTTTCTTAAAAGCGCAGTGCTGCTTAAAGATTTTGGGCACTTTTTTTAAAAGTGCAAAGCGCTAATGAAGACAATCTGTCTTGCTATGATTGTTAAAAATGAAGCGCATCTTATTCTAGACACACTAAAACATTTGAGCAATTATATTACATTTAATTACTGGGTAATTAACGATAATGGATCCACAGATGGAACCCAGCAAATCATTTTAGATTATTTTAAGGAAAAGGGAATATCAGGAGAATTGGATGAAACTCCTTGGAAGAATTTTGGCTATAATCGCACAATTGTATTTCAGCGTGCGTATAAGAAAACCGATTATGTGTTTGTATGGGATGCAGATGATGAAATCCATGGTACATTTCATCTGCCTCCAGATTTATCATCTGATTCTTATCAATGTACATTTGGCAATGATGCAGGACTACGTTATTCTCGTAAACAACTCTTTAATAATCATTTAAAATGGGAATATCGTGGTGTATTACATGAATATCCAATATGTATAGAAAAAACAGATTCACCTGTTACAATTATTGGTTCCTATCATTTTATATCAGGAAGAAAGGGTAGCCGAAATAAGGATCCAAAAAAATATGAAAAAGATGCGCTTCTTTTAGAACAGGCATTTCAAGAAGAACCTAGTAATGATATTAAAAATCGCTATGCATTTTACACAGCACAAAGTTATCATTCCGCTTCTATGTTAGAAAAAGCAATTGAGTGGTATAAAAAGGTATTAACATTAAATGGATGGAAAGAGGAGAAATATGTGAGTTGTATTACATTATACAGTATTTATGAGAAGCAAAATAAAAACGAAGATGGTTTACAGTATCTTGTAGAATCATTTACGCATAATAAATCACGTGTAGAAGGAATATATCAACTAATTAAATATTATTGTATTAAAAAACAAAATGATATTGCTTATGGATATTATACATGGATCCAGGGGGAATATGAAAATAAATATAAAGATCAAAGTTATCCAAATTATTTGTTTTCAAAAAAAGACGAATATGATTTTTATTTACCCTATTACATGATTATTGTGTCTGAACGATTGAAAAAGATGGAAACGTTTTCCAAAATGTATGAAATTATTTTTAGTAGAAATTATTTGAATATTACATCTTGGTGGATCCACAATGTATTTACGAATATTCAATTTGGAATTAGTTCACTTCCAAAAAGTATGATATTTTTAAAATCCATGCTTATTTATATCGGTCAATTGCGAAAGAAAGGATTTGTATTAAAAGTAGAGCATTATAAATTTATTAATGATATAATGAATCATTGTACACTTTCAAATACTGTTAAAAATGATAAGCAATCTTCAAATATTCCTTATGAAGAGATTGTGGATATGGCAATTAAAATGATAGAGTCTAGTAAAGAGAGATGAGTGTCCCTCAGCAGGGTTCTCAAACAAGTCAATCTATCCTTCCGAGTACAGCTCCTAGTGGACTTGGATTCTTTGGATCTCCTTATAATCCAGCCGATGCAATGTTGACACCGAATCAAATTGGCGTGAGCGTAGGAAGTTCCATGGATGATGTGGTACGTGCAGTAAAAGGCGTTGGGTTTTATACAGATCAAATTGGTTTTGGTGCACCATCAACAGGTCTAACAAGTGGTATGCCTTTACAGCCACTCGGTGTGAATTATTTCATTAAAACAGGCGTGAAATGTTCTAATGGTGCGGATATGTGGAACTATATGGAAGGTATTCCTAATGGAGATGCACTTGGACCTAAAATGAAACAAGTGATGGCAAATATGGGTCTTCCTGCGCTACGAGGTTTGGCACCAGGTATGATAGAAGATGCAGAACATGCACTGGATCCAGCTCCACTTATGAATTCTCTTTTTGGTTCAGGGTATCCACAATGTAAACAAGTCACGTTGCAAGTAGGAGATTCGTATAATCGTATTGCAGATCCAGACACGGGAGAACCATGGATTTCTACACCAGAAACGGCAAAATGGAATGGAAGTCAATGGGTTCAAACACAATGGGTACAAGATACGGATCGGAAAGGAAATCCAGTCAATTTATCAAGAGATGATTGGGTAGCTGCGAAAAAAACGTATAATCCAGATGGAACACCCATTCAAGCATCCCATTTTGAAGATTATGCAACACGGCCGACAACGATTATCACCATTGGCGTGCTATGTTTACTTGCATTAGCGTTTGTAAAGAAATAAGTTACTTTAATTACTTTAATCACTTAGGTCGCTTCACTTAGCCATTTTATGAACATAATAAGCACTGGCTCCGCCGAGGAACTGGGCAAAGATGTAGCTAAAGAGCTCCATGGGCTTCAAGCTGCCGTCCATGAACATAGCAAGAGATACTGCCGGATTTATATGTCCAGAACTAATTGACGCAGTTAAGAAAATAACAAGGGCCAAAGCAGCACCAATAATTAGTGGATTTCCACCACTAGCAAAAATGGCAAGAATAAAGAAAAATGCTCCAATATATTCAGCAATATAGGATGCAAAGGTAACGTTCATGGTTCTACTTATTTAATATATTTTATAAATTAATATATTATAGTAATATTAATCATGTCATGCTTTTGTCTATTATGCAAAGAAGATTCATTAACAGAACAGGAGAAATACAAAATCTTATTAGAAAAAGAACTCTTAAAAATTGTTAGTGGATATTCTCTATCCGATCTTAAATTTATCCGTAATGAAAATGATATACCTTATTGCTTATATTGTCTAAAGCTGATTGATAATAAAAAACAAACACTAATTGAATGTGATCATTGCCATTATTATGTGGGGCATCATGCCTGTTTTAGGAAGTGGAGAGAGGAAGGCAATCGGATGTGTAAAGCGTGTGGAAACTTAAATACACATGCAGTATCAAACACATGACAATACAATGCCACATTATATCAGTGTTTGTTTTTGTCCAATCAAACGGATGAAATTGTGGTTTCGGGTCATCAATAAAAAATAAGTAGTTTTTTTTATTACTCTAAACTGCCTTCGCTGCATCATGACAGATCAACTTCTGATCCGTAATCAGACGTGAACCAATACACATCGTTTCCAATTCTTGTAGCAACAACTTCGTCGCATAAGGAATTTGGATGTGGCTAAAGGATGTACTATTTCCACAACCACGACAAGCCCAGATGCTCTGTTCAGGGTTAGCGATTGCTAGCAATCCGCAATCCTTACAAGAGTAACATGAGAAGGAGTCTGAACATTCCATGAGACGCTCCTTTGTAAATTCTGCCATACCGTGCGCTACCACGCAATCTCGTTCCATTTCACCGACATTTATACCTCGCTCCGTTATGCATTTCCTCATAACATCATCGCTATTCCTATCTCGTACATCCAATACATTGTATGGATACTGTATGCACTTAATAAGAACACTCTCACGAGTGGGATTGGACTATACTTTAGGCCTATCTGTATATTAGATAAGCCCACTACCATCTAGTCTCTGCACCTTCTCCAGGGGGACACAAGCCTCCCCCTTACCCCCTGATCAAATAGATCAGACGATAAGGGAAGCTATGTCCCCTTGCGGAGCTTGGCTCAGGATTGACTCTAGAATCACATTATACCTTTACCTACTAGTTTTCCCAGTAGCCATCCTATGCTTTCGCCATAGAATTTAGGAGTGATACCTCAAACGAGTCTTTCCCTGAATTTGATAGTGTTGCCCCTCCATAAGGGACTAGCACGACTTTTAAATCGTACTACGGCTAAGTGATACACCCACCGTAAACCTCCTTCCCGTGCCCGCCCTTCAGCGGGCTGCCTCGTCAACATCACCAGCGGACCAGATGCACGACTATGCATCTTGTCAGCCGAGCAGTGACGCAAGCGTTGATAGTAACACGGACCAATGAAGATAGACGTCTCCATCATTCGTCCCGTGTACCCATTATACATAATTTCATTGCCATAAGGCTCCATCCCATAATGATCCCGTAGAATCGTAGACAAGTCATCCACCGTTGTCTCCCCAAACGGCGACCCATCGCCTAATGCACCTGTCATGCATCCCACTTTGGACAAGAGGGTTTCCATAAGTTGTGCAATAGTCATCCGACTGGGTATGCAATGTGGATTAATGATGATATCAGGAACAATCCCAGATGCCGTCTGAGGCATGTCCTCGGGATTCAAGATCATTCCCATGGTACCCTTTTGACCGTGGCGTGACGAGAACTTGTCCCCAATCTCAGGGATGCGATCCTGTCGCATACGAATTTTGACAAAGGAATATCCTTCACCGTTCCGATTCTTGTAGATCTTGTCCACGTAACCGCTCTCATTGTTGCGGGACATCTTGCTGACATCTCGTGACTTCTTTGCACCTGCGGGTAGAACCGCACCAGTGGGAACTCGCAAGGGCACCACTTTGCCAATGAGCACATCATCGGGTGTGACATAGACATCTTTTGGAACAAACCCATCTTCGCCGATTTTGTCATAGTGTGCATTCTTCATGTGCTTGGTTTCCACTGGATCAGGATTGCAGAATTTCTCTTCCTCCCCTGAGCTCTGATTCTTACGCTCTTCATCCTTGTAGGTGCGGTAGAAGATGGAACGGAATCGCCCACGATCTAGTGCCGCACGATTCATCATATTAGAATCTTCCTGATTGTAGCCCGTGTAGGTCATAATTGCTACAATGATATTCTGACCCGCAGGGAGACTCTGTGCACCATACAACTTGCTCATGTAAGAGGATACCATGGGAACCTCAGGATAACACAAGACATGACTCATCGCATCAAATCGCTCACGAAAGTTGAGGGCGTAGACACCCATAGCCTGCTTACCCATAGAAGACTGATAGGCATTACGTGGCGATTGATTGTGATCAGGAAAGGGAATATACGATGCAGTGGTACCCAAGATGACACTGGGATGAATCTCACAGTGTGTAGTGGTGGAATCCTTGATGGCTTGTTCAGGATTCATAGCGATAAAGGCAGTATCCGTTTCCCCCGCATCAATGTATTCAATCAAGTGTTGTCCAGTGGGTGTAGACCAGAGCAACATCATATTCCATTCCTTGATCGCTTCAATTTGTTTCTTTAGTAAACCAGTTTTGTCCGCAGCGATTTCACGAATGGTAGGTGCATAGTAAATCGGACGAATAACACGCCCTGCCTCGGTCGTTATCCATAGTTCTTTGTAGGCATTCTTCCAGATGATACCTGTGTGAGGATGTAATACACCCGATCGCTTTGCTGCACGAAGTTTCTCCACCACATTGGTCGTATCCTTGTTAAGAAGGATTCCAATCCATGAACCATTAAGAAAGACACGTGTATGTTGATGCTTTTGCTCAATGGTGGTTTCTTTGAGAGTCAATATGATGTTTAAGCGTTGAATAAAAGCGTAGACTGTGATGGGTGAACTAAAGATGGTAATCATGGTGGTAGTAGCCATGTTCTTTACCACGCCTACACCGTGACCTTCTGGAGTCTCACAAGGACAAATATACCCGTATTGTGAGTTATGTTGTTTACGAGGTGCAATCAATTTGCCCGTCTTTTCAATGGGTGTAGTAATGCGTCGCAAGTGGGAGATGGTCGCTGAATAATTCATGCGATTCAGCACTTGAGAAACGCCGATTTTGTTGGGGCCACCGATCTTTCCACTACCAAAGTTGCCAGTGGCCAAAGAGGATTTTAGACAGACATCCATGATGGTTGATTTGATGATTTTGTTGATATTATTGATATTAACGATTTCTGTCCAGTTTCCAGTAGCCTTCCAGGATCCGCCGTGAATTTCTTTGGACAGAGCCGCTTTCATGTCTTTGACCATGCGATTGTTATACGTCTTGCGGAACAAGTCCGCTAACAAGAATCCAGGAATGTCTACTCGCTTGTTGGGATAAGCATCACGATCGTCGGTAGGAATCCGCTTGGTAGAAGTCCAGAGTACCTTGCGAATCATGTGTGCCAAGAAGCATGCTTTTTCGTAGCACATTTCATGTCCACCGATTTGTGGAAAGAGTTCTTCAGACAAGATATCCTGAACATTGTTTTGTTTTTGTGATTTAACGGACCATGTGTTGGTGTGTTCACCGAGCCAGGCAAGAGCCTGTTCACGGGTCGTAATGGAGCTGGCTTCTAGAATGGTTTCTGTAATGATGGGATCATAGATGGGATCTTTCTCCATGCCGAGAATCAGTTCATAGATATCCTTGTCTGCCATAACGCCGAGGGCACGAAAGAGAATGATAATAGGAATATCCGTTTTGATACGGGGCACGGTTGCACGAAGCATGGTAATTAATTGATTCTTGGGATGATAGATGATTTTTACGGTATTGGATTTGGGTACTTGATCATTGTCAGGTCCGATGCATTTGATTTCCACGACTTCCATTTCTTTCGCATTGCCACGACCATTGCGAAAGACAAATGGGCGATTCTCAGACATGCGTTCCATGGAAATCATGGCACGCTCGCCACCTTGAACGATGAAGTAGCCGCCGACATCTTCTGAGCATTCGCCGAGCTTGGATGGATGAACATGCTTTTGGTCATTCAATAAGCAGTACTTTGAGCCAACCATGATGGGAATCTTTCCCATATGAACATTGGGGAAGATCCGCACATTGGATTCACGAATACTGTTACGTGTATGATCAATAAAGGTGGTTGTTACTTTTACATCGTAGTTCAAAGGAGCCGCATAGGTTAAATTCCGCAAACGGGCATCGTTGGGCATCATGGGGTGAATTGCGCCGTTGTTTTCAAAGATGGTAGGTTTGCGAATGGATATCTTTTCAAACTCTAGCGTGACTTCATATTCGTGTAACACTTTTCGCCCAGCAATGTTGACACCATCAGCAGTAGTCCCCATAAGGGCGTTGGCGGCTGTCGTGGAGAGCCCCGTTGCAGTAGCAAGGGCGGAACGAGGTCCCGCCAATGGAATTTCCGGTGAACCATAGGAGGTAATGGGGTTTGCCATGTGAATAATTTCGGGAATGTCCACTTCAATGAATTGATTGAAGGATTCAATTTGATGACTGATAATTTGCTTTCCATCGGATTGAGTGATAAATGTCTCAAGAACATGACGATAATTTGGAATGTTCTCTACCGAAGACATTTAATCTTGTGTGCCTATTTTTAAACATTGTTTGGAATCAATTTTAGATAAATACAGGCTTTATACTCAATAATTTTCTAGTATACTATCAAGACATTATGTCGGATGAAGTCAAAAGTTTTTCAATTACAGGTAGTGCTGCTTTAGACTATGCGGGTGGTTCTAAAAAGAGAGGACGACGCACAGTAAAAAAGAGCCAGGGGGGTGATTTAGGTGCTATTCCAATAAGTGCTAAAATTGCAATGGAAGCTCCATCACAAGTAGCACAAGCAGCACACGCAACTCCAACCATTATAAAAGGAGGAGCTAGTCCATCGGTTGCGGCAGCGGCTGCGCCGATTAATCCAAGTACGTGGTTAAAAGCCCCTGTATCACCTGTACCGCCACAAGTACATCCACAAGTGCAACCGCCAACACAAGAAGGCGGTGCTAAACACTTCAAAGTAGAGTTAAAGAAGAAAGTGCATACAAAGAAAGTGCAATTGCATCCTAAGAAAGGAGATGCGCCAAAAACTCCTTTGCATAAGAAGCATCAAACACGAAAGATACGGAAAGTTGTACTAGGAGTAAATTCTCTTCATAAACGAATCACTCGTGCCAAGAAAGTACATAAAAAAGTGAAGGATATGCCGTTAGATAAACTCAAGGAGCTTTTGATTGCTAAAAAGTTAATTAAGCCGACGAGCAAAGCGCCAGAATCAATCTTACGACAGATTGCTGCGGATAGTCAGATTGTTGCGGGTAAGAACTTATAAGTGGAGAGTGGAGACGCCAGCGTATGCTCCGCTAACACAACCCTCACTAGTGGAGACGCAAGCGTCCCCACACCCCTCACTTTTTCATAGTTAGTTCTAAATACTAAAATATTATTTATAGTATTTTATTATAAATTATATTTTATCATAAATTATGAAAAAGTGAGGGGTGTGGGGACGCTGGCGTCTCCACTCACCACTTAAATACTAAATCAAAAAGAAGAGTAGAATGAGCAAGACACTTTTAACAAATTATCCTCTATTGTCCACTCATTTGAAAGCGATTCTAAAAGCAATTCATCTTACTGCAGTAGAAATAGAGAATCATGTTCGGTACAGTACACTAAAGGGTCTACATGGAGATCACAATGGAAAAAATACATCAGGCGATGTACAGAAAAAACTAGATGTTATTGCAAATAATGCAATGATTCATTATTTAACAGATTCCAATGCTTGTAACATTCTTCTTTCAGAGGAAAACAAGGATCATATTTCCGTTCCAAAGAACAAGCGTGGTCCTTATCTTGTAGCCTTTGATCCACTAGATGGTTCTTCTAACATTGATTGCAATGCGCCTATCGGTACAATTTTCTCCATTTCCGAAAATAAAAAAGAGCAAATATTATTGAATGGAAAAAATATTTTGATTGCAGGATATGTTCTTTATGGACCTGCGACGGAATTAGTGATTGCGATAAATAATAAAGTAGATCGCTATGTGATGGATAATACAAATAATTTCATCTATGTTGGACAAATTAAATTGGGATCCAAAAAGATTTATTCTATTAACGAATCAAATAGTAATGCATGGAGCCCTGATATGAAGAAATATATTGAAAATTATAAGGGAACTACTGCATATACTGCACGATACATTGGTTCCATGGTAGGCGATGTTCATCGCACGTTATTGTATGGTGGCATGTTTTCCTATCCATCAGATAAGAAGAATCCGCAAGGTAAATTACGACTATTGTATGAATGCTATCCAATGGCAAAAATTATGGAATGTGCAGGAGGAAAAGCCATTGTGGGGCATATATCAAAACAGCGCATTTTGGAAGTAGAGCCGAAAAATATTCATCAGAAGTCTCCAATTTTGTTAGGAACAGTGGAAGAAGTAAATAAATATGAAACAGTATTAGCTCTCATTCCATCCAAATTGTAGAAGAATATAAACCATACTATGCTTTATTTACATAATGAAGAAGGCATATGATGACAATCTTCAAATCAAGCGAATTATAGAATCTAATCAGCCTTTTTTTATTGGCAGGATTGCAGGTGTTGAATTGCAGACCGCTTATAATAAATTGGAAGGAAACCCAAATGAAATCTCTGCAAACATGATGGAGTTAGAAAATAATGCAGGAATAAAAGTTGCAAGTAATACATCATTGTCCGCATATACAACAAAATTACTACAGTCGTATGATCACTGTACACATATTGCAGAATGGTCAGGCAAAGTATTTGAAATCACAGGAAAGGGACAAATGTTAGTTACAAAACGTACACCGCATATTCCTAAGATAGATGCGATTGCATTGGAGCCCTATTATTTCAAGGAGTCCTGGATGGAGGCACTTAAGGGTAAACAAATTCTGATCATTCATCCGTTCATTACTACGATTCAAAAACAAATAGAAAAATTAAAAGAAATATTTCCAAACAGGAGTTGGTTTGAGGATTGTACGTTTTCTTTTGTGAAGCCGCCACTCACCTTAGCAGGAAATCATCAGGGTAAGGACTGGCAACTTCATCATCAACAATGCCTAGAATCTATCAAGGAACATACCGACTATGATGTAGCGCTAGTAGCCGCAGGTGGATATGGAATGTTGTTAGCGGATTTTATTTTTACAGAGCAAAAGAAATCGGTGATTTATGTGGGAGGCGCACTTCAACTTTTTTTCGGTATCGTTGGAAAGAGATGGTTTGATAATAAGGAAATTATCAAATTGATGACGGATGAATGGGTACGACCAGATGCATCAGATAAACCAGATCATTTTACAAAGGTGGAGAAGGGATGTTATTGGTGATAGTACGCTTAAAATAAATATACCATTCTAAAATAAAGATGGATGCATGCAAAGACCAATATAAGATAGGATACGAAGATGGATATCATGCAGGTACATATGATGGATCCATTATAGGAGCTATGTTTCTATTAATGTATTTAATACGTTGTATGATACTCAATGATGGATATATCACTATCTAAGCCTAAAAGATTTAATGATATAGTATAGTAATGGATTTTTCCAAATGGAATAAGGAAAAGTTGCATGAAGAATTTAAAGAAGCAAAACCATTTTCCCATCTTGTATTAGATCATTTTCTAGATGATACGCATGTGAATGCACTTTTAGAAGAAATCAAAGAGTATGATCCAATCTATTTTCCTGCAGAGGATGTTGTACACGATACTGCTATGAAAAGCAATAAACGATGTCTAACTGATTCTAGAATGTTTGGTCCTATTGCACGGGCTTTTGTGGAGCAGAGTCGTACGAAAGAAATGATTTCATTTCTGGAGAACATCACAGGAATAGATAATTTGGAAGCAGATCCTTATTTGTTTGGAGGAGGTATTCATCGTACAACGAAAGGAGGTCACCTGGCTATTCATGCAGATTACAATGTTCATCCATTTACGAAGAAGCATAGACGATTGAATGTAATTCTATATTTAAATCCATCATGGAAACCAGAAGATAATGGTGCATGTGAATTATGGGACAAACAGATGACGCAATGTGAAACAAAGATTGCACCGATCATGAATCGTCTTTTACTTTTTCGTGTAACAGACGATGGATTTCATGGGCATCCTGAACCCTGGCAATCAGATGATCCACGCTATTCCATTGCACTGTATTATTTTACAAAGGATCGGCCAGAAGAGGAGAAGAGCAAACCGCATATGGCTCTATGGCGTACTTTTTAAAAAAAAGTACCCAAAAATCTGAGTGTAGTTAGGGGACTTAAAGCCTAACCAGAGAGCCTAAAGACCATCCAGAGAGCCTAAAGCCCAACCGCATATATTTAAATGTAGACAAATGTTCAAGGAATACATTGAATTATACAAAACATACACTCAAAAATATGGTCCAAAAACCGCCATATTTTTGATGGTAGGTTCATTTTACGAACTTTATGATATCCAAGACCAACAAACGGGTGAAACCGAAGCAAATGTAAAAGAAATTGTAGATTATCTGGGGATTCAACTCTCCAATAAAAAGGGGGAAGTAGGAGAGGGCAAAGACGGATTATTTGCAGGATTTCCAGATTATGTAATGCATAAATGGGCTGGACGCTTAACCTCTGCAAACTGGACGGTTGTCATCGTAGATCAGATCAAAGATGCGAAAGGAAAAGTAAAGGAGCGTATTGTATCACGCATTTTGAGTCCCAGTACGCATATTGAAAATGCAGCCTCTACTGATGTACCATATGTTATTACCTTATATTTTCATGAACAAGCCAATATTACTCACTTTGGCGCAGGAGTATTAGATTTAACAACAGGAACAACAAAGACATATTCTGGAACAACCTGTGGTACATCCGAAATATGGACGGCAGATGATCTTGTACAACTCCTAAGTGTATACCCGCCAAAGGAACTATTGATTTATTGGAATGTATCAAATAAAATGGAGGAGCAATATTTCCGTCGCATTTTTGGTTTGCCTATCACCATTCCTCTGCATCTTCGTTCTATGGAAGTAGGCGCTTTTTCTAATGAATTAGTTCGTACAGAGTATCTCCAAATGATTTACGCAGTAAAGACCATTCTTCCTATTAAAACCTATTTAGGACTACGATCAAATCAGGAAGAAATTGCCCTGGTCTACTTATTACAATTCGTGGAAGAACATTATCCAAGTATGCTCAAATCATTTCATCGTAATGAACCATGGATCCCGCATACTCGCCTCATTTGTGGAAATCATGCCTTAACTCAATTGCAAATGACAAATCAAACAAATATATCCGAATCTGTAATTGGACTCTTTGATAAGTGTATTACTGTAATGGGAAAGCGTAGTATCAAAGAGCGTCTTTTATCACCCTATTCGGATGCAACGACCATTCGCAATCGGTTAGAAGAAGTAAAGGAATATGTGAGGTGGCCCGAAGAAAAAACAAAGAAATTACTACAACACTTGCGATTTATGTTTGATTTGCCTCGTCTTCATCGTAAATTATTATGTGGATTAATTACACCGCCCGAAATTGCAGGGCTTTTCCAAACCTATTCTGCCGCACACATGGTAACACAATTGACCAAAAATACCTTATTGGAGGAACCCTTCACGGAAGAAGAATGGCAAACGTATCAGGGCATATTTCAAACCCATTTCACGGAAGAAAAAGCGCTACAAGCCAATCAGGATCAAACTGCATTCAATGCGGAAACGTATCCAGACATTGGTTCAAAGGAACAAGAGATCAATGCTATTTTACAGAGGTTTCAAATGCTTCGTAGACAAATTGCACAACAGGGGTGTGTACAAGATGATGCGATTCGGTTAGAAGAGAGAGAGAAAGAGCCTTATGGACTAAAGGGATCCACGATCACACTGCAGCAACTCAAGAAGAATGTAAAAGAGTTACCAGAGGGAACCAAACTAAATGAACTCAAATCGGGTGGTTGGATAGATTGCACAGAATTACAAAAACTGAATACATCACTGCAGAAGTTACGTGAGCAATTAAATCATTTGGTAAAGACTCATTTGATAGAAGCCTGCCAAGCCATTGCTCAAGCGGGTCAACATTTATGGACCATGTTGGAACAATGGATTTGTCACGTGGATGGTACACAGTGTATTGGACGTGTCTCCAAGGAAAAAGGATTTCATTGTCCCACGATTCATGACTTAGATGAAACAGGATCGGCATTTGACATCAAACATGTTCGTCATCCGTTGGTAGAAGCCACAGCAACAAGAATCTCCTATGTGACACACGATATTGCACTTAACCATGAAACAAATGGATGGCTAGTGTATGGAATGAATGCGAGTGGTAAGTCTACGTTGATGAAAGCGACAGGAATCTGTATTTTATTAGCACAAGCGGGATGTTTTGTTCCAGCAAAGGAAATGACCCTGAAGCCCTTTCAAGCAGTATATACTCGGATTCTAAATCAAGACAATTTATTTGCGGGACTCTCCTCGTTTGCAGTAGAAATGTCAGAGTTAAGGGATATTTTACGAAATGCAAC